CGGCCGAGCGGTTGGCTCGATTCAGCGGGAACCGCCACTGCGCCAGCAGCGTCGGCCTTGGCTTTTTCCAAAGTGGTCACGGCCTTCTCGTCGGCCTTTGCGCTCATTTCTTTTTTCGCCATATCTTCGGCTGGAGCGGCGGGAGCGGCGGGAGCTTCTTCGGCCACATCTTCAGCCTTGTCCTCTTTCATTATAGAAAGAACTTCTGACAGCATCCCGGCGATGTCGGCCAAAGTGGGTTCGGTTTCAAAATTATTGGGATTTAGGGGCGAGTTTTTAATTTTTCTTTGAACTGCCTTTTTGTAGGAATCGACAATGCCCATTTCCTCTTTGTCGGAGGAATTGTTGGCAGGCACTTCGGCTAGTTCGGCTTTAGGTGCTTCGACAACTGCTGGAATTGCAACGGCAGGAGCTTCGGGCGCGGGAACTGCCACAACGGCAGGCTCGCTCAGCTCCTTTTTGACTTCGACAGGTGCTTCGTTCATTTGAAGTTTTTTCATGTCAACTGCTGAAAAGGCAGAAAACATGCCTGCGGGATTGGCGGCTGGCTCAGAAACGATTGAGCAGTCATAGATCTCAGTCACTCGCGCAAAGCGTTCCGCACCCATAATCTCAGGCACGCCGCTAAAGGTAAGGGATATGCCAAAGCCTTCGGGCAATACCTGGGCCAGCTGCTCGATGAACTGCGCCTCGTTAGTGTTAAAAAGGTTTAAATCGCCCAGCAGGCGGTCGCCTTTGATTGAAAAATTATCGATGTAACCAAGGATGCCGGTGACGGGTGCGCCGTGGCCCATGGTCACTTTAATCCGCTTCATGCTTTGCGCCACTTTTAGCGCTTGCTCGAGCGAGGTTTGGTCGATCTTTAGGTTGTGGCCCCTAGCCTCTCCAACCGTTAAAATAGAAACGCTGTTTAGTTTGTTGGCCATGCTGGCCAACGGGTGTCAAATCAGTTTCGGCTAAAGATAGGATTGCGTGAAACGGGATCTGCGGGATCTGGAAAAATTGGGTTGTAGACGGCTTGCCCAGGCTCGGGCGGGGTATTCAAATCGTGCATTGCCATCCTTATGGCCACGGCTAACGCTTCAGCCTCATCCATTTTTTTCATGTAGAGCATTTGATTGTTTAAGCCGCCAAACTTTAACTCAACAAAAGGGCGTGCCGACCCGCGTATGGATAGCCAGCAAATACCAATAGAACCTAGAAATATAGTTCCGCCTGTAAGCTTCCAGTCCTCTGTAAATAAAATCCAGCCCATTAATAAACCAAAGACGCCAAGCAAAAACCACATTAACCTAACAATCATCCCGCTGTTATCCCGGCCGTGACTTACCCCGTGAATGGTCGCCAGATTAAAAACTTGGTTATGCGGATGCCCAAGCGTGACCATGTTTTTGGTTACGCTGATAGTATCGTCGTAATAGTAAAGCGTACCTGTATCCGGTGAATTACCGCTCACACCCTAATCGTATGGGTGTAGGGTGTGCGTACAACTACTTTTTACGGGTAGTTCTTGGTTTCTTATCTTTTAAACCGACGGCCTTGGCAACCATATCTAGCTCTTTAGAGGAGAGGTTAAAGTCTGGATCGTCTTTCATTGTAAAGGATTCGGATAATACTTCCTTAACGGTTTCTTCGGGTTTAGCCGACAGTTCCGCATCTGGGCCTGCGTTCGGATCTTTCTCGGGATTGACGGGCGTGGGTTCGTCGATTGCGGGCGCTTCTTTGACTACTTTCACCGGGGCCGCCACGTCGGTCTGTGGGGCGACTGTTCCAATCGATGCTACAAACTCACGCTCTTTTGCAATCTGTCTGACCTGCTCTTCCCAATCTTGGCCAAGTTCGCCAAAGTAATCCTGCAAGCTGGATAGGCCCGCTTTGTAGTCCTCGCGTGCCTGCATTGCCTCACGCCCTGCGTCCACAGTCAGCGACTTCGGAGTCTGCCACGTAACCTTGGCGTAGTCCTCGACGGCTGGCAGGTCGCCGTTGGCAATCGCTCCGCCGATGAAGTAGCGCCATGCGCGGTTGCAGAATCTGTCGATGAGTAGGCGTTGTCGTTGTTCAAATCTGCGCTGCGCCTTCGCCACAATAAAACGCATCCCTGCCCCGCCGACGCTTGCTGGGTCGTAAACAAATTCAACAGGCAACCCTAGGCCCATAGCCACGTCACGAATGAGGAACTTGGCGAACGGCTCGAATCCAGCGTGCGGTCGGTTTGGCCCGATCATCTCAATCTTTTCGCCAGGTGAAAGGCGCGGGATGGTCGCTGACGAGGTGATCTCCTCGCGGGCGATTGTGGGTTCGCCAGTGTCTTGAGCCTGCACGGTTCCAAAGAATCCGCCCTGCCCGGCCAGCTCGTCGCCTTGGTCGGTGGTTATCACTGCCGCAATCGATCCCTGCAATTTCAATGCGTCCTTCTCAAACTCGCCGAGCATTTTTAAATCACGAACGTGATTCAATGCGCGAGCCAGTGAAGATCCGCCACGAATCTGATCAGGCCGCTCCAGCTCCATTAGGTGAATGACTGTCTCTGCGCCCAGCTTGCGATATAGCTCGCCTGTCTGAACTAGATAGCCAGTAGGTTCGCCGAGCTTGCCAAGGAACACGCCGTCAGAAGTTCCGTAGTCATCGCCCTCGCATACGCGGTGGCCTTCGACAATTTGCAGCTTTCCCTTTTCCGTCATGATGACGAACACGTCTCCGTCCACGTCGATCGAGCGAGATAGCGCGAGCAGCATATCTGTCCACGTCATGCGCCCCGTAACTTCGGGTGATGGCACAACCACGTCACGCCAGTATTCCTCGCACAATTTGCCAAAGTCCTGATCTGCCCCGCGATACTGCGGCCGGAGTCCTGGCCCGATTGAATAGGTGGCAATGGAATCCACGGCGCCTTTAATCAGCCCGACGTTGCGGTACATGTGCCTAGCGAGCTTCAGCAATTCGACCCGTGTGGCTTCGTTTAGATCTAGCCGTGAGTCGCGGGCATGTGCTCCATAGATGACGGGACGCTTGCGGGAAAAGCCTGCGCCTTCGTAGGGTTGGAACGTGCTGATGCCTGCGCCAAATCCAGCGCCAAACGCTTTTATCCCTGCGCCCATCCGAGCCACGAGTGAAAGTTTCTGTGCCATAATCAACTATCCAGAATGTAAGAAAATGAGGCGCTGGTGCGTGTGACCTGTACGCCGTTTAGGTAATCGATTGCGGCCTGAAATAGCTCAACCCGTTCGGTAGGTTTAAGATCGATCTGGAAGCTGGCCGACTGTCCACCCGCTGAAGATCCGACCAATGCACGGCCTGATGCTGCGCCCGTCATTGCCGCGTTGCGGTCAGTGGCAAGGTTAGTCAGGGCGCTTGCGGTAACTCCAGAGGCTTGTGCCAGGTAGTTCGTCGCAACTGCCCGCGTGAGTCTGCGGGAAATAGCCATCACGTCGCCACGGGTGTCAACGATTCCTCATCCAGTGAAGCGGTCGGCCTAATGACTTTACCGTACACGGCAAAGCCAGCCAGATAAGTTTCGCAATCGTATAAATGATCCTGCCTGCTTTTGATCCGTATCCATTCATAGTGATCGCGCCCTGTCTTGCGGTTTATTCGATGCACCTTTTTGTGGCTGCTCATGTGCTCGCGGTAGTCCGGGCTTACGTCATGGGCAATTTCCCAGCGTGGCCCCTGCCCTCGTCGCAACCATGCCAGCAAATCCTGACAGGCTGGCGAGCTGAGTAGCAGAAGCATGCAGCCTGCGTCAGTGGGTTGCTCGGCCGAGTGTACCGACTTCATCCGCCCGCGTGGCGTTTCGATCCAGTAAGCAGGACGCTCTTCGCCCTTTAGTGCAGTCCACTTGTAGCGAGCACAGATTCGGTATGTGTCCTGAGTCTCGAATCCGCTATCCATCGCCGTGTGCTTAGGTTGAACGCCAAGCGTGTGTAGGTGTTGCGCCACGTCCTCGATCGTTCGTGCTCGGCCTTCGTCAATCAGTCTGCTCGTTCCATCCCTGGCAAACGCTCTTACAACAAACCAATACTCGTCAATCTGTCTGTCTATGGCCGCCAGTTTAATATGTTCCGTTTCCCAATCCTGCTTTTTCGCAAATGCACCGGCGGGGATGTCGACTGTTTTGTCGTCATCAAACTGATCCTCCCACGGCATCGCGCTCCATCCGTTCACGAATCCTTGCAAACCGTGTAGATAATGCTTTTGAGTGAGGAACTGTTTGGCGCAATCCGCAAAGGTCACGGTCGGCGAGTACCAGCTAGGCAGTCGCATGCTTCGCCTACCACGTTCTGCGTTTGGATTTGCCGCCACCCACTTGCCCTGCTCAACGGCTGAGCGCCTGTGGCCCTCAGTCCACGGCTCGTTGCACTTTGTGCAATGGTAGGCGGCCGTCTCACCCACTTTCTGTAAGTCCCATTTGCCGTCAGGATTGCGTGCGCTGTCTGCCCAACGCACTTGCCCAAACTCCATCGCCTGCAATTCTCCGCAAGCGTGGCAAGGAACGTGAAAAGTTTCCTGCGTTCCTGCCTGATAGTTCTGCCATATATCGCCCGTGCTTAACGTCGGCGTGCTAGTTAGTACGTGCTTGCGGTTGGGAAAAGCCTTTGTCCGTTCCAGCGCTAGATTGTAAGCGGCCGCCTCGCGTTCGGTCGGTGGTGCAAACTTGTCCAGCTCGTCCAGTACCGCAATGCAGATCGGCCGTGAGCTGATGTTGGCCGGGCTATTCGATCCCACCAGGCTGAGAGTCATACTGGTGAACTGCATCTCTAATATTTTAAAATCGTCGCTATCGAATGGAAACAGTGCCCGCACTGGCTTGCACTTTTCAAAGATCGGGGTCAGTCGCGTTTCGCTGTAGCTCCTAGCCAGATCCGCGTTAGGCATTACGAGCAGTGCCGGCGCTGGGTCGTTTGCAATTCTGTACGCCAGCCAGATGGCCAAAGTCAGCGTTTTGCCTGTCTGCGATCCCCAGCAAAGGCTGACGGTATGGACGCCCGGATCGGCCAACGCTTCCAGTACGCCCGCCACGTAAGGCGTGTACTTGGTTGAGTAAAGACCTGGGCGGGCCGTGATCCTGCTATCTAGCTGGATGTTCTTTTCCGCCCACTCGATCACGGACGGCGGTGGCTCAAAGTTCCAGCGGTCGCGCTCGCGTTTTAATAGCTGTTCGGCTGCCTTCACAGCGCTGCCTGCACTTGTCGCATGACTTGCCCCACCTCGTTCTCCACCTCTTTCTGGATCTCGGCCGCTGGCCGGTGAGCGCAGATAGGCGCTAGGCGTTTGGGCATGCCAAGCAGTAGCGGGATTAGGGCGTTAGTCCGCCGTGCCAGTATTTTGTCTGCCTCGTCTATCGGAACCATTTTGCCCTCCGCCTCGTTGATGTCGGGCCGGTCGCCCTTCATTTTTCGTAGTGCCTCCACGACGCGTGTGTAATCGCCTATCAGTGACGACCGCTCCGGCCCGCTCGCCTCCTTAGCTGCCTCGCCTAAGGTGGCGGCAAGTGATTCAAGGCGATCGATCTCGCCGTCTAATCCTATCCCGGCGATCGGCTTCATAGGCTTTGCGGTCGCAACCGCCTGCCCTTTCTCAAGCTGACGCCTAGCTTGACGCAAACCGACGCCGGTAGCGGCGGCTTGAGCGAGAATTGCGGTATTTGGTCGGCGTCCCATAGGGTCTAACTATGTTTTTACAAACCACTCAAAAAAGAGGTGGCAGTTGCAAGCACCGCGTTATCAACGACTTAAAAAGTAGACTTCCTGCCCACTACCCCGCCCGACACGCCCGGATCCCGGCCGGAGCTGTCCCGCTGTCTCTGTATGTTAAATGTAAATTTAAAATTAACATACTGAATATGCAGGTTAAAACTTAGGGCCGGTTGCTCGCGTCCAACACC